TGTGACGGCCGAGTGACCTTGCCCACACCGATTTACCACACTCTGTCGGGCCAACGAGGAGTAAGGTTTTCGGACGGTCCGGCTTCGGCTAAATAATTAAACTAAATCAGAATCAATTAAAGCAAGGGAGGTTCGTGTGAACGAGCCGGAATAAAACTAACCTCACTGAAGACTTCTGCGCACCACGCATCCAGCTCGGGAGGAACGACGAAGCTAGCTGCGTCATAGACTTTTTCCGGGGCACGTGGCGGTTTGAAGTATTTTTCCCCGTACTTTGTGATGCTGTCGTTCCTGAGGACCCACTCCTTAGGCTGGTGGAGTCTGACGAGCTCGTAAAACTGCTCTTGGGACTCCGCGGTTGTAAGAATTCCTCCGAAATCGAGGCGTCCTGACGTCGTAGTGTAGGTGGGAACGTCTCCTCTTGTATCGGGTTCAATGACATAGTCACACGCTTTGAGCTTGTGACTCTTGATGGTGTGTTGGTCCTCTTCAGACCGCTCCGCCCCCTTCCTAATGTAATGGCGCCGGTTACTGAGGTCGACGGTGGCGTTTTTGATAGGGAGGATGTTGGGATGGTATCCACCGCAGTCGAAGACGTTGAGGGGTCGTTGGAGGCGAGATTCGAAGCAGACGACGACGTGGTAGTGGATGCCATTGTCTTGATGGTTTTCTTGAACGATCTCGAGCCAGCAAGGTGCTATGTCGGCGATGAAGTCGGCGAGTTCGTCGATATCGAGGTTGGTGGCTTGTGAGTACGTCAAAAAAAAGCGGGCACCATTTGTACGGGGTTCTCGAGGCATGGGAGCGGTAATGGCCTATTAAGATTCTATAGGCCATTCCCCGCTCCACTCGCTCCACTCTTTATATAAAAACATGTATGACTGCGGACCGGAGTCGGTTAAAATAACCGGAACTCCGAACTCCGACGCGTTTAGCCGAGATCCGAAGGTAACACAAGATGCTGATCATTACAAGCAAATAGTCTTATCGTAAATCAAATATTGAAAAACTAAACTATTTTAGTTTTAGTTAATCACTCTCTCAGCCCTCGCACAAGCAAATACTCATGCCATGGCGTTCAAACGCAAGACGCAATACCGCCGTCGCCACCGCCGTAAGGCGCTCACTAAGCGGCAGGTTGCCGCGGTCAAGACCCTTGTCCTCAAACCGGTCGAGACTAAGCATTCGGTCTCGATCAATGACATCCCGTCCATTCTCAACGTCACGGGGTACACGCCGGGTAACTCGTGGTGGTTCACGAACAACATTTACGCGCCGATAAGACGCGGAGATGATCCCTCGGTCACCAACACCAACCACAACGTTGAAGGCGATTCCTTCCATTCCATCGGAATGAAGGTGTGGATCGATTGTGCAACAGTCTCAGCCACCGCCACCACCCCCGTTTACGCTGCGAAATTCAGATTCACTGTTTACCGTACCAACAACTACCAAACCGGGTTCCAACATCCCGGAAACGCCGTTCTCTGGGATACCGAGTTCGGAAACACACCAACGACTGCGCACTGGGACATGGAGAAAGCTGATATCATTTTCTCAAAGTCCTGGACTTCAGCGTCTACCGGTGGACCGTCAGGTATCACCGATAAGACATTTTGGGTTCCTCTCAAGGGCAAACGAGTTTGCGAATTGGAGGAAACGTCGTCTACCACGGTAGATGAATTGCAGGGCTGGAACTACTATTATGCGCTGGAACTCTATCAACCAGGCGCAACGTCTATTACTACAAGTATTCTGGGTAGCATTAGCACTAAAGTATACTTCAAGGACCCTTAGGGAGGGCGGTCGGCCGCAGGCCACAACCGCCCGGGCCCCTAATGTGTCGGAGACGGGCAAAATGGGATTAAAGTAGGATTTATATTGAGGCCGCCGGCAGGCGCACAATCAAAAAAAATTTACTCAATATACAATTTATTGTCTATCCTAACTTCTACACAACGTGCCCTATACCATGCCCGTTCATCGTCCGCCATAACAAAATTCCCTTTTGAGTCTTTAGCGGTAAAGGGATTCTTCTCAGGATTGCAAATCCAGATACATGGTTTTCCCCAATAAGCTACCCCTTTACGCCACTTATCAGTGTGCGTAAACTCCCTCTGTGCTCCCCAAATCGCCTTCCGCATTCCGTGAAAAAAGTCGAAATCCATATCGTCTAATACAAGGTACTCGCTTGTGTCGTCGAAACTATCGGATCGCCACAATCCGCACATGTAACTGTGACGGCCGAGTGACCTTGCCCACACCGATTTACCACACTCTGTCGGGCCAACGAGGAGTAAGGTTTTCGGACGGTCCGGCTTCGGCTAAATAATTAAACTAAATCAGAATCAATTAAA